GATCAGCCCGCCTCCCCCGTTTCGCCGCAGCCGGAACCACAGCAAAGCGATATTGATGATATTTTTCGGCAAGACTATTTTTGGGTTTTCTTCCCAGATTTCGCCGGCGATTTCCCACCCTTTGTTGATCCGCCGCCCGAAGTCGAAGTCCTGGGGACGCCGGATGACTTCGAAGGCGGCGCGGAGTTTTTTGCCTCTCCCGACCCATATTGCATCGCATAGGCTTCCATGCCGGTAACGTGCAGCATGATGTGAGGCACTTTGCGCAGCACATCCTCGTCAATCTCGCCAAGCGCGTTGGTTGCAAATTCCAGCGGCTTGCCATCATTGCCGGTGACATTGGTCCATCCGGTACAGAACGTCATGAATGACAGCGTCGGCAGCAATTTGTTCCGCCGCGAAATCTGCGCCTGGACGGTCCGATACTCGGGCCAGTGAAGGGAAAGAACCTCCCGCAATCCGCGCAGCAGTGCCACCTCTTCCGGTGCCAGCTCTTCACCTTTATCAAGAGCAGCCTCCTGATCCAGAAGATCGATCAACCGGCCCTGGTCATCTTCCTCCGCCAGCGCACGGACACCGGCCATGGTGATTTCGCGCACCACGACATCATAGACCGCCCCGGCATTGTGGACACCCTCCAGTTCCGCCTCGAACGCGTCACGCTCCAGCGTCGAAGCGGTGCGCAGATGAAAGGTTGGAGGGTTTTTCCTGTCCCTTAGCCACGGCGGGACATAGGGTGTGGTTTTGCTGGTGCTGGTACCGATCATCAGCTGTAACACAGGATGGAGTCTGAATCACGCAGCGACGCGTCCGGCCCGGCGGTCAATGCCCGCAGGCCCAGCTGCTCGGTTCGCGCGATACCGCGCTGCCCAACTGCTGGATTGACCGGCAACAGTTTCGGGAAAGTGATGGAAACCCGGTTTTGCGCGGTATTACCCATTCGGATCACGCCGCTATATTCCGTTCCCGCTTCCATTTCCGCGATCGTATCGCGATTTTCGACATGGGTGGTCAGCGGATCGATCGTCAGCAGAGGAGACCGGCCCGCAATTTCGGGAGATCCAAACCCGAACGGCGTGTTGGGATCGTCGATCACTTCCTTATTGCCACCTTCAGCCATTGACCAATTGCTGATCCGCAGTTCCTTGCGATTGATCAAAAGCGCCGGATTAACGCCGCCATTGCCCATGGCCAGCACTGGCGCGCTATGTTGCGGGATTGTAACCGTTGGAATCGCTGCCGTGGTCTTGCCTGCATAGATCCCCATCAGATCAAATGTCATGAAACCCGGACGCGCGGTGTTGCCAGACCAGTCAGAGATGCTACCGCGGCACCCGATAAATTTGTGCAGCGACCCATCTTCATAGATATACAGCGTACCGGTCGGATGATCGGTAGCGCGCGATGCCACATCCTTTGGCGACGTGCCGGCATAGGTCCAGTTCGCCGGAATAGCAGCCGATGCGGCAGTGGTCAGCGCTGATGCAAACAGATCAGTCAATGTGGCAACCTTTGCCGCACTATAATCGGCAATATGCGCCGTGCGACCACCACTGGTTCCGCCCGCCAGGATCAGCGGCATTCCACGATAGGACTGCGCCACCGATGCAAATCCGGTACCCAGCGTCGCGCTCGACGTGGTTCCCGCGGCCAGAGACGCCGCAGAAACAGTAGCGGTAAACACGCCACGCTTCCCGCACACCTCCAGCAGGCTGTGATGTGGAGGCTTGATCGATGCAGAATAGGCGGAGCTGCCGCCCACACCTTTCATCCGGACACGGATACTGACTTCCGCCGGCTGCCCGACAATCAGCGGCGCAGCGTCAACCAGAGTGCCGTTGACTTCATTGCTCGCCTCATTCGTGTACGGCGCATTATAGCTGTACCCGTCTGCCTCGAACGGAAAGGCATCGCTGGCACTCGGCGAAGCGTCCTCGCCCTGTGTGGACTCCAGCTTGAAAAGCATGGCCACATTACGTGGGCGAATAATTGGATCAACCATCTTCTACTCCTCTAGGAAAAATTAAATTGCGTCCGGGTTTCCCCGATTGGTGGGAAAATTCACTGTAAATTCTGCGGTAAAGGCAAGCCGTCTGTTGCTCGCCAGCGGCGCGATCGAAACATTCATTGCGCCTTCGGTAATTTCATCGACTAGCCCGCCGATCGGCGGTTCGGTGACCAGTGCCTGGACCATGCTGCTGTGCAGCGCGTTCAGGGCCGTATGGGCTGCTGAACCGCCCGCCGCCTGCACATAGCCGTCGATATTGAACGTCATGCCATATTCGGTCACACCGGCCTCGGCTTGCTCGGGCCGCTGACCTTCATCCCAAATATGAAGCGCCGGGAATTTCGCCGGATCGCCAGAAGGCATCCGTTCAACTTCATTGACGCCGGATATCGCGTTCAGCAGCTCTTCTATCTTGGCAAATATCGCCTCACGTGCTGCTGTCATGACGCGCGCTCAACGATCAGATCCCAGGCACCGATATCATCGCGGTCGGTAATATCGATCACCGACCAGTCGATACCAGACACTTCCACGATTTCGTCATCCTTGGCCGGAATCGACGGCAGTGCCGACTTCAATATTTCGAATTTGATCATCCGTGCGCTATTGCCCGCCCCCTGGAACGGGTCGGCAGGCTGATCAGACTTGACCGCGCTGACCACTGCAGCATCTGGTGCCCAAGAGATTAAGGGGCGATATCCAGCCAGCACAATCGCCTTTCCGGCGAGCAGCACCCCGACATCCGACACGCGCAGGCCTTCGCCGGAATATTGCACGGTCTTTGCAAAGGCATTGTGGATGGCGATAGCATCGGCATCCGCGCCCGGCACATTGGTCATTGCCTAGTCATCGGACTTTTTGGCAGTGGCCTTTACGGCATTGACCTCAACCGCTGTCCCGGCATCGACCATGGCTTTGGCGCGGGTCGCGGAAATTGCGTCCTTGTCGCTTCCAACCTTCAGAAGCACTCCGGATTCCCGACGTACGCCGGCATTGTCAACCGTCGCGGTGTAAACTTGAATCTCTTTCATGACTTGTCCTCGAAAAACTGAAATATAAACATCCGCTGGATCGCCGCGATCAGATTAGCTTTCTACTTCGCCCTGGTCAGGCCCTGCTGCCTCGTCGACGGAAACACCCTCTCCCGTTATCTCTGCTGCTTCATTGACTTCCATTTCTGGCTCTGACGCTTCGATTTCCGGAGCGGGATGGAATTTAGGCTTGCTGGTAGCGGCCTTACCCATACGGATCGCGATGGCGAGTTGATCGTCATCGACGTCCTTGATTTCGGAAGCGCTGGCAAAATGCTTACCATCAATACCGACGTTGGCTTGGGCGTAATATTTTGGCGCAGCAGCTTTTTTCTTGGTCATGATGTTCCCTTTCGAAAAAATGGGGCCAACCATCAGGCCAGCCCCGTTTTATAACCTGACGACGCCGGTTAGGCGGTCAGTGCATCAACCATGGCAGAGAAGGATTCGGCATGGCGCACGGCAACATCAACATCCTGCAAGGCCACGATCCGGACCGTTCCGCTGGTCGAGCTGGTGAATGGATCGACCATCAGGTCAAGCCCGCCCCACATACCGATCAACAGATCAGCCCAGTTGCCGAACATGATCGCCGAACAGATACCGGACGCGGATCCCTTGGTCAGATTCGAAGGAACCTGATTGGAAACAGCTGCGCTATATCCATTCAGATTATTACCATCTTCCCAAACCGGGTTGCCGTTGGTGCCGCTGAATTTTTCGGTCAGCTTCAGCTTGCCGCGGACAGCTGCATTGGTCAGATAGCCCAGACTACCGATAGCCGCATTGTCCACCGCAACTGCGGTCTCCAGCCCAACGATATCGGCATAGTCCGGCGCTGCGCCATCGGTGCCACCCACCACCGAACCAATGCCGCTGGTGTTCAAAACACCGCGGGGCTGGTTCGAACTGCCGGATCCGTTGATGCCGGCCAGATCAATCGCCAGCGCCAATGTCACCGCCAGATCCTGACGGACAAAGGCTTCGACGTCGATCGAGCTTTGCAGCAGCAACTTACGGCTGATATCGGTATAAGCACCAACCGTTTTCGGGGTCATCGCCACCTGGTCGAACGCCTGCTGGCTTTCGGTCGGTGCGCCGGATTCTGCCACCCAATAGGCCGTGGCACCACCGGTTTGCCGCGGAATGGCGATATTGCCATTCAGATCAGTGAGGATCCGCGCGCCCAGTCCCTGCAGCGCCATATTGTTGCGCAACAGATCGATGAACGATTCAGCCAGCAAATCAGTCGCCACGGTGTGACCGCCTGCAGTACTGGTACCAACCACCAGATCACGCTGGGAACCTTCCCGCGATGGTCGCAAGACATCGACCGGAACGGTATATCCGCGCATTTCCCCGTCGGAGCGCTGCTGCTGCGCGGCGTTCGAACATTCAATTTCGAAAGCGGCAGATTCCTGCGCGCGGCGGTCTTGCGGATTGGCAAGGGCGTTCATCAAACGGACAAAGCTGTAGCTGTTCCGTTCCTGGCCGTTCAGGCCAATCGCCGGGTCTTCCGCCGCGCGGATCGCCTGACTATCAGGCGCCAGCGCGTTGAAATCCCTGACGAACTGGTCAACCGACCGCCCGTCTGCGATCGCCGCTTCCGCCAGTTCGGTAGCACCGACGCGCGCACCCATGGCACGAATATTAGCC